CGAGGCCCTGCGGCCGGGCGTCCAGATGCGCGGCCGGCGCATCATCGACGGCAGCGTCGCGGAATGGCGCACCTTCAAGAAGGGCAGCACGACCGACGCGAACCCGGCTTGGACCGGGGCCGCTACGCAGAATCAGCTCGCCTATCGCGGCAGCCGGGAATGGGCCCGCCGCTTCGAACCCGCGCACATGCTGGGCGTTTATGGCGACGATGAGATCGACGACATCACCCTGCGGATGGATCGCGCCCGCGACGTCACGCCGGCAGTCGCGGCGCCGACCTTGTCCGGGGGCTTCGCCTCGAGGCCCGCGCCGGATCTCCGCACCGCGGCCGACATCGTCGACGCCGACTTCGAAGAGCAGAAGCCCGCAGATCCCGCCGCGGGGACGCAGGAAGGGGGGCAGGACGCCCAAGTCGGGTCGCCGGCAGCAACGGATGCCCCGCAGGAGCAGCCCAAGGCCCCAGCGGCGAAGAAAGCGGCGAAGGCGAAGGCGCCGGCCGCGGATCCGAAGAGCGAGATCTCATCGCATCAGGCGTTCGAAGAGGGGCTCACCGGGGGCGCTCTAACGGATCTGCTCGATCCGACGATGACGCCGGGCGAGGCGAAGGCCCTCGAGACCGCTTGGCGCCGGGGTCGCGATGAGCTCGACGCCCTGCTCGAGCAGGCGCGCGCGGCCGGGCATAGCGGGGTCGAGATCGGTCTCACGAATCCGAAGCCGGAAGAGACCGCCCTGCTTCGGCAGCTGGATCTGGTGAAGGCCGCCTATGCCGAAGGGCAGACCGCCCGGCAGGATGAAGCCGCGGCCGACGCTGCAGGCGGCCCCGACGCCGTCGACTCGGATCTCGAGGGCGGGGAAGTCGGCGAGCACGACGCCGCGATCGAGGATGACGACGACGACGCTGCCGGCGACGGATCGATGCCCGATCACGGCGTCCACACGTTCCCGCCCGTCGACGACGCCCTCGATGCGGTCGAGCAGGCCGAACCCGACGCCGTCGAGACCGCGCTGCAGGACTCCGAAGACGCCGCCTTCGACACCCCGGACGCGATCGACGACTGGGTCGCGAAGCTGGGGCAGCTGGGCGACTGGAAAGCGATCAAGTCGTCGCTGGGCGTTCTGGTGAAGACCGACGCTTGGAAGACGGCCGGGCCCGATCGGCAGGCCGCGACGCGCGCTGCAGCATGGCGCCGGGAAGCGGACCTCATCGAGGCCGGCGACGATCGGCTCGACTTCATCAATGACCTTACCGCTTGGCGGTGCTGGATCGAGACGACGGAAGATGTCGACGCGATCAATGGGAATTGGATGACGATCGTCCGGATGCCGCTCTATCAGGGGATCGAGCCGGCCCAGAAGCAGGCGCGCGAGCAGGCCACGCTCGCCCGGGTCGCCCAGATCCAGCGCGCCCAGTCGTGAACCCCGGGGGCTCTGCGGCGATCGACTTCCTACACGCGCGCGGGATCCAGACATGCGCGCGCTGCAGTCACTTCGACCCAGAGCCCCAAGCGATTGACTCGGGCGTCCGCTACTGCCGCCGCCTCTGCATCTGGCAATGGCCGGGCGGGGGATCCGAATGCCGTTCCTTCAATCTGCAGGAGACCGAAGACAATGACCCGAACCCCCGATAGCCGCGCCAACGCAGGGCAGGCGATCGAAGACATGCGCGATGCTCGAGTCGATGAGATGCGACGCCGCACGACCGAATGGATCCAGAAGAGCCGGCGCGGCGCCCCGAACGATGCGGCCCTGCTCGCCGACATCGTGAGCGGGATCGCGGCCGGGCTGCTCGACTCGCTCTTCGTCTCGACCGACGGCGACGCCGACCAGATCCGGAAGACATGGGGATCCTTCGCCGAAGGCTATCTCGACGCCTATGCCGAACAGAAGGCGGCCGACGCCCAAGAGCAGTCGACGCCCCCAGCTCTGGGCGATGCCGATGCGTAGCCGGGGCAAGCTGCTTAACTGGGCCTTCTGGAAGCCGGTCGCGGATCCTGCGGCCGAAGAGACGAAGCTCACCGTCGCCCGGCGCAAGATCTTCGCCCGGATCCAAGAGCTCGAGACGCTCGCCCGCTGGAAGACCGACGCAGGCCGCGCTCTGCGATCGAGCGCCGGCAAGAAGACCGGGATCTCGCGATCGTTCCTGCTCTGGCGCGCGCACCGCCTCGAGGATGCCGGCCGGGCCCATCTGCGGGCCGTCGTCCAGCTCCGGAAAGATGCCAAGAAGGCCGGGCTCGACGCCGTCGGGCATCGGGTCGGCCGGCGCGACGCCTTCCGGAACGCGGGCGGGGGTCGAGACTGATGGTCGCCTATAGCTTCAAGGGCCGCTTCGTCCCGCTCATCGAGCGCCGGAAGAAGACCCAGACCATGCGCGCGATCGGCAAGAAGCGGCACGTTCGGAAGGGCGAGCTCTTCACGATGTCGACCGGCGATCGCTTCCACCCGGTGAAATTCGGCGCGGCCCGGGCGATCATCGTCGCCCCGGTCACGCTCGACTTCGAAGGCCGGCATGCGTTCTGGGTCCAGCAACGCGAGCAGGCCGCCGACGTCCAGATCGACATCGAGGGCCCGCAGCTGGACGTCTTCGCCCAGAGCGACGGCTTCGAAGACTGGGCGGATCTCGAGTCCTTCTTCCGTCAAACCTACGCCGGGGCCCCAGCATGGTCTGGGATCCGGATCTTCTGGGGCGACACCTTCGCCTCTCTCACTCCCGCAGGAGCTTCGACCCATGGATAACACCGCCACCACCACGCCGGCCGATGGGCCGGATCCCGTCGACGTTCATGTCGGCGCCCGGATCGTCGCCATGCGCGAGGCTCTGGGGCAGAGGCAGGCCGATCTCGCGACCGCCTGCGGGATCTCTTTCCAGCAGATCCAGAAGTATGAATCCGGCGCGAACCGGGTGAGCTGCAGCCGACTCGTCCAGATCGCGAAGGCGCAAGGCGTCGCGCCCGGCAGCTACTTCGAAGGCATTGAGCTCCTGCAGCGCGAGGCGTCCAGCGAGAGCGACACCGTGCGCGACGCCGGCCGATGGCTGATGACCCCGCAGGCCCTCGAGCTCGCCGTCGCGTTGACGTCGCTCGACAACCGGGCCCGCGACTTCGCCGTCTTCCTCGCCCATCAGGCGATCCGGTATCAGGCGGGGAAGCGGTGATGGCCGAATATCTGGACGAAGCCCGGACGGCTGCCCTGCGAGATCTCGCGCTGCAGCTGCTCGACGCCGCTCGAGCCGACGTCGCCGCGGCCCCGCAGGCGCAAGGCAAGTCGGGGACAGAACTCGAGGCGTCGACGATCTCGCTCGCGGTGCAGGCGGTCTTCATGGCCGACTCGCTCACGATGAAGTCGACCGACGGGATCGTCCCGCTCACCGCCGACCGCGCTGCCGGCATGTTCTTCGGGCTGGGCGTCGCCGTCGGCAACATTCTCGGCGCCAACGGCGACGACCGATCGCTCGACTTCGCGATGGGCGCATTCATGGGGGGCTTCTTCGAAACGCTGCCCGGCCGCATGGGGCATGCCCGCGAGATGTTCGGCCGATCGGTCTTCGGGAAGCGGACGACGCCCCCAAAGCCCCCGGGGTCGTCGTGAGCGCGGCGCCCAAGATCCCGATCGGCGAGCAGATCGCATGCGTCGAGCGTGAGCTGCGGCAGCGAGATCGGGTCTATGCCCGACTCGTCGCCGACGGCCGGATGACCCCGAACAAAGCCCGGCAGGAGAAGGCCGCGATGCAGGCGGTTCTCGAGACCCTGCAGGAGATCGAGCAGAAAGGCCGCCTGATATGAAGAGCCCGTCACGTTTCCCGCTTCAATGGCCGGCGCATCGGCCGCGGACTCCCAGCTACAAGCGCAAGGCCGGCCGCTTCAAGGCCGACGGTCGGGACATCACCGCCGCCGTCGCGATGTCCCGCTGCGAGGAAGAGCTCGAGCGGATGGGCGGGGTCTATCCCATCCTCTCTTCGAACCTTGAGCTGCGGATGGATGGCCGGCCCAGATCCGACAAGGGCGAGCCGTCGGATCCGGGGGCCTGCCTCTATTTTTCGATCAAGAGCGAGCCCTTCGCCCTCGCCTGCGACACCTATTCGACGACGTCGCAGAACATCGCCGCGATCGCCGCCCATCTGGACGCGACCCGGGCGATCGATCGGCACGGCGTAGCGAGCGCCGCAGAGGCCCTTCGCGCCTTCTCCCAGCTGCCGCCGCCCAGCGGGTCGACTTCGGCCCACGCGCGGCCATGGCGCGACGTTCTGGGCCTATCCCCGGGCTTCCCCTCCGAAGATCTCGATCGGGATGACGCCCTCGCCGTGATCGCCGGCCGGTTCCGCAAGCTCGCGCCGGCCGCGCATCCCGATCGCGGCGGATCCGCGGAGCTGATGGGCGAGCTCAACGCCGCGCGCGATGCCGGCGTCGCCTTCATCGAGCAGGAGCTCCCAGCGTGAAGCCCCGCGATCGGTTCGAAGCGATGATGGCCGAAGCCGACAAGGCCGAAGCGATCATCCGCAGCTCGATCGCGGTCTTCGATGGGGCGATCGCCATGTCGCACCGCCTGCCCTTCCCGTTCCGGCCGATCATGGTCTGGATCGGGAAGGCGAAGCGCCGTCGGGCCGAAGGGCATCTCCTGCGGCTCGAGACCGCCCGGGCCCAGCTCATCGGGATCGAAGACCGCCTGCGGGCGATGCCTGCGGATCCGGGGCCATGGGAAGGCCGGCAGGGTTAAGATCCGTTGACTCTCAATGTTGGACTCAACGGGTTGCAATGAGTCCAAAAAGGGCGTTTCTGGACTCAACGCAAACGCCCCCGCAGGAGCACCCCAGATGACCCCGACCCGGATCGACATCAGCGACATGGTCCCCTCGATCGAAGCCGCAGGCGCTCGCGCCTTCCGCGAAGGTCTCTCGACCGCCTTCCAGCCCTACAAGGCGACATGGCAGGGCGGGTCGACCGGCGAGGGCGAGATGCGCGACGCTTGGCTGCGGGGCTGGAAGGCCGAAGGCCAGCGCGCCGCCGACGCCGCCCAAGCCCTCTCGATGGTCGCCGCCTGATGGCCGGCCGTCTCACCCTGAAAGCGGTCAACGCCGCGATCGCCGCAGAGGGCATCGCCCTCGAGCTGGTCGCAGGCGAAGGCTATTTTTACTTCGTCGGCGAGGGCAGCGAGCATGCCCGCGACGCCTCGATCATGGTCTTCCGCCTGAATCATCAGGCCCTCGAGGGCTGGATCGCCGACGCGAAGCGCGTCGCGGCCGACATCGCCGACAACCGTCCCCCATCCACCACCGCCCCCGCAGGAGCCCCCGCCATGCTTAAGATCGTCCCCTCGCAGCAGACCGCCGACGCCCTCGCCTTTTCCGGCCTGATCTGGTTTTCGTCGGGCGGATCCGGCGACGCGATCAAGCCCGTTACCGCCGCCTTCCTCTCATACGAAGAGGCCGCGAGCTGGGCCTGCCGTCACCCCGGGCAGACCGTCCACTTCCCGGGCGGGAATCAGCTGCAGGCTTCGTTCGCCATGGCCGACGGTCTGTCTGCCTTCATCCAACGGGCGACCCACGCGAAGGCGCAGCAATCCCTCGAGACGTCGCGCCGGCTCACCGGGGCCGACGCCTGATGTCGATCGCCGACATCACCCGCGAGATCTGCCGGCAGGCCGCCGCCCTCGAGCGCGCTTCGCCGGTCGGGTCTCGCGTTGAGGCCGGATCGCTCGAGGATCTGCGTCGCGAGCTCGAGTCGATGTCCCGCGTCGTGACCGGGATGCAGAAGAAGCCGGCGAGCTTTATGGGCCTGCCGCTGCTCGAGGATCCGACGCTGCCCCCGAACGTCGTCGAGCTGGTGCAGCCCAACGGGAAGCGGCAGCGGTTCATCTTCTAGCCCGGCCCCCATCTCGCGCGCCCAGACCGCGCCCAAGCCCCGGCAACGGGGCTTAAGGCGTCAGGGGGCACCACCGCCCCCGGTGCAGGAGCAGAGACCATGCGACAGATCGAAAACTGGACCGCGGCCCGATCGGGGAAGACTCTCACCGTGAAGGGCAGCGACAAGGCGACCGGGCAGCCGGTGAAGGTGACTCACGTTCTCACGATAACCGGGCATTCGGGCAGCGTCGTCGCCCGCACCGCCTCCGAAGCGATCGAGCTGGTCTGATGGCGATGCGAATCTGGAAGCTGCCCGTCCCGATCGACGACCAGCTCGCGATCCCGATGCCCCATGGGGCCCAGCTGCTCACCGTCCAGATCCAGCACGGCGAGCCGATGATCTGGATCCGGTGCGAGGATGATCCCCAGATCGCCGGCAGGATCCATCGCAAGCTGGCATGGGTCGGAACGGGTCACGACTGCACCGGCTGCGGCGCCTACGTCGGGACGGTCCAGCTCGAGGGCGGGTCGCTGGTCTTCCATCTCTTCGACAAGGGCGAGATCTAGCCCGGTGCTGGGATATGCCAGTCGGACGGGGACGCGCCGCAATGTCGCCGCGCTACGCTCTGCCGGCTGGCGCTTCCTCATCACGCCGCAGGGGCAGACGTCGGCGTCGGAACTGCCCTTCGCGCTCGACAATGGCGCATGGCATGCCTTCCAGAACGGGCTGCCATGGGATGCGCCGGCCTTCGTGAAGCTGCTCGAGCGGCGGGGCCGCGAAGCCGACTGGGTCGTCGCGCCCGACGTCGTCGCCGGGGGACTCGAGTCCCTCGCCCTTTCCGTCTCTTGGCTGCCCCGGATCCATGCGGTCTGCCCGCTCGCCTTGATCGCCGTCCAAGATGGGATGGAACCGGCCGACCTTGCCCCGCTGGTCGGGCCCGGCGTCGGGATCTTTCTAGGCGGGTCGACCGAATGGAAGCTCGCCCGGATGATCGACTGGGGGATCTTCGCCGCCTCGATGGGCGTCCACTACCATGTCGCCCGGGTCAATACGCTGCGGCGGATCCGGCTCGCAGCCGTCGCCGGCGCCGACTCGATCGACGGCTCGAGCGCCTCGCGGTTCGCCGTCACGCTGCCGCCCCTCGATGCCGGGATCCGGCAGGGCGATATGTTCGCCCCCCAGAAACGCGAAACGCCCCGCCCCGGCTTGCGCTAGGGCGGGGCGTCCCGCAGGAGCCGCTTCGACGGGGGTCTAGTCGGCAGCCCCAGATCTAGCGACGTTCGGCCGGCCCGTCCACTATGGGCGCCTTGCATGCCTCGAGCGCGACCCCTGCTCGAGCCCAGCCGCGACGCCCCCATGCGCGGGCCGCAGCTTCCCCGGTGAGGAAGTCCCGGGTTCCCTCGATCTCTGCCGGCGTGACCGGCTGGACGACCGTCCCCTGCACCGGGGGCTCTGCCTCGAGCGGGGCCCGGATCCGCGGATCGCAGGCGGCCGGCGCCGGGGGTTCAATCGGAGTCGGATCCGTCGGGGGTGAGGGCTTCGCGCAAGCTGCCAAGATCGACAACGCTGCGGACAGGGCAACGATTCTCATCATAGGTCGGGGGCCTTTGAACGATCCGCTCGATGACCCGGGCCGAAGATCTCGCCGCAGCGACTTCGGCCCGGCATTGCTCGAGCAGCTGGTCGACGGCGTTCCCCGCCGTCTGGGTCTCTCGACGCCGCAGCGCCTCCGATTGATCGCGCGCGGCCTTCCAGCCTGCGGCGTTCTGCTTCCATGTCCGGGCCGACTCCTTCGCGGCCGACGCCTCGAGGGTGATCGCGTTTATCCGGGCAGCTGGGCCCCAGCGGGGAAGGTGATGCCACGCTGCAGCGCCGATGACCGCCGCGAGGATCCACGGCGCCGCCTTGAAGAGCAGCGGGCCGATCGCCTTGAGGATCTTGCCCGCGCCGCCCAGCGCCCCGGCGATGATGGTCGCCCCGATCATGATTCATCCCTCGAGATGTCGCCGGCAGCGGTGAGGATCACCGGCCCGGACTTCGGCAGGGGGACAGACGCAGGCCAGCGGATCCCCGTCCTGCGGCTGGTCTCGATCCGCATCTGCGAGACCCGGTTCCCCTGATTCCCGCCGACGACATGATCGAAGCCGGCCTTGTCCTGCCCCAGATAGAACGCGACATGCCCGCCGCCCGGCCGGTCATAGACCATCACCGCGCCGCGGCTGGGCTCGACTAGCGGGACGCCGAACCGCTCCCATGCCTTCGCCCGGACTAGGATCGCCGGCAGCGGCTCGCCCGACAGGCCCCGCAGGATGCAGATCCCCGCGAAGGTTCCGCACCATGCCGTCTCATCGTCGACGACTTGGATCCCCAGCGCCTTCGCGCCCAGCGCCCGGATCCAGCCCATGATGACCGGCGAATGCTGGGGCCCGCGGATCTCCGCGACTCCGATGTTCGCGAGGGCATAGTCGAGCCACGGCTTCACCGTGTCGGCCTTCTCCACCACCGCCCAGCCGCGATCGGGGGCGACCGTTTCCGTTATCTGGAAGCCGTCGCGCTGCAGGGCCTTGAGGGTCTTCGGCCCGGCGACGCCGTCGATCTCGAGCCGGCGCGACGCCTGATAGGCCCGGGTCGCCCTTTCGGTCTTCGACCCCGGGATCCCGTCGATCGGCCCCGGGGGGAAGCCCAGCGCCGCGAGCGCGGCCTGCAGCTGATAAGTCGGATTGCGGACGACCGGCATGCGAAGATCTCCTGCGTTGAGATCTCGAGCCTATGCCTACGAATCGGATCCGTCGACGACGATCCCGGCCGGGCCGACCTTCACTTCCGCCCGCTTCAAATTCCCCGACGCGAGCCGGAAGACGATCACGCCCAAGATCCCGCAGAGCGACATCGCGATCGCCATCAGCCCTTGGATCCGCTCGACGGCGACGGAATCAGGCCAGTCGATCCCCGGCCATAGCACCAGCGCCCCGATGCCGATGCCGACGCCGCTGATGATGAGCACGATCCAAGCGATCATCGCGGAGATCGCGGGGCCGGCGAGCACCAGAGCCCGAAGGGATAGGTTCGAAGGGGCAGAGATCACCGTCGCCGCATCAGGAGTCCCCGGCCCGGTCGTCGCTTCGGCCGCGGCTTTCAGGATCTCGACGGGGTGCGGGGTGTCAGACACGATCGGCCCCGGTCGCCGGCAGCTCGACGATCTTGCCGGGCTGGCGAAGGGCGAGGGTCTGCAGCTGCCGCTGGGCGCTTTCTTGGGCGGTGAGGATCCGGCCCAGCTCCGCTTCGACTCGATCCTGATGGGCTTCCGCCTTCGCCCGGTGCGCGGCGAAGTCTTCCCGCAGCTGGGGCATGCCTTCGGTCTGCCGCTCGAGGCCCATGAGTCGGGCATTGATCGCGGCCCGGTCGGCGATGGTCGCGGCCCCGACTTCGTCGACCGTCTTCATCCGTTCCATGAGTCCGGTGATGGTCTGGGCGGTGAAGGCTTGGAAGGCCGCGACCAGCGCGGCTTGCCCCAGCTGATTCTCTTTCATCCGGCCGATGAAGAAGGCGAGCAGCGCGCCTTGGATCGCGAGACCGATCACGCCCAGCCCGATCGTTACGAAGACGGGAATCCAAGGCTGCACTACGCGACTCCAAATACTCGAGGGCGGGGGCGATCGCCCAGCGTTACACCGGCCCGGATGATTCCGCGAACGCCCCAACGCCGAAGACGCTACCGACTTGCGCGACACGCCACCGCAGGGAGACCACCGGGGCCCCGAAGTCGGCCGTCTGCATCGCCGTCGTATAGGTGAATTCAGGCGACGGCAGGACGACCGTCCGCACGGTCGCGGTCCCGGCGACGTTGCGGATCTCGAGCTGATATTCTTCGACCAGCTCTGGGGCCCCGTAGGCGCCGCGATCTCGCCGGATCCAAGAGAGCTCGACGTCGCCGCCCGACACCCCGTCGGCGAGCAGATCTGCCGGGGGATAGGGACGCAGGCCGACTCCGGTGTTTTCCCAGATGATCGGATCCGTATCGTCGGGGAACGTGAGCAGCGAGACCGCCTTATATGCCCGCTCTAGGTTGAGATCCCCGGCCCCGAAGTTTGCCCGCTGCAGCACCCCTTCCTCGAGCAGAACGAAGATCTCATCGGATCCATGGTCCCCCCATGCGAAGTCGGTCCCGCGCTGCCCGCGACGCAGGCGCGACAGCTCATAGACCCCGGGGGCGACCAGATCCGCGTCGGCGAATTGGATGATCTCGCCGCCGTGCCCGTCGGCCGGGCCGACATAGGCCGCATTCGCCCCCGCGAGCACGACGTCGTCGACCGCGGAATCGAGGGTCATGTCGGGGCGCCGCAGGGTGACGGTCACGACGTTGACCATGTCCCAGTCGGCGTCGGGATCGAAGCCGGCCGTCGGGGGCTCGAGCAGATCTGCGGCGCCGACCGTGAGCTCGATGCCTTGCGGGGCGATGTTCTCATATGGGCCGGCGACATCGATCGCCCGCAGGAAGTCGGCGCCGCGCCACCCCGCGCCGGATCCGACGACTCCCCAGTAGAAGCCCGGGCCGGTCGTCGCGTCGTCGGCTTCCAGAAGAAGGGGAATGTCGAGCAGGATGAGCTCGGTTAGGCCGGGCAGCGCCATCGGATTCGGCAGGGCGGGGGCGACGACGCCGGTCGCGGTCGACGCATAGACTTCGTCGCGATCGCGCTTGATGTCGAGATCGATGACGCCGTTCGCCCCGCGGGTCTTCCGCAGGATCCGCAGCGGTTCGAACCCTGCCGGCGTTTCGAACAGATAGACCCGGCCGGGCTCGATCGAGATCCAGCGGTCGTCGGTCTGGGCGACTGCGGTCTGGACGCCGGTCCAAGCCTCCCAGAGCATGCGGTCGGCGAGCCTGCGGCCTTCGTCGACGTCGAGCACGATCGCGATCTCGCTCGACAGATTGCTCTGGGCCGACCCCTGCGATCGCACCGCCCGTTGTGTGTTCGGCTGATAGTCCCGGCCGGGATCCGAAAAGGTTATGGTCGCCTCGCGGGGCAGGGCCGTCGTCCGCATCCGCTTCCAGAGCAGCTCATCGTCGGGCCGCACCGCCTGCCCGTCATGCCCGGCGAGCTGCTCGAGCAGGATGACGCCCAGCGCCGACGCTCCGCGCTTGTTGCACCGCAGGCCGCCGCCGACTTCCGCGACGTCGAAATCATAGGCGAGGGCGAGCGGCTGCAGGGCCCCGATGCCCGACGCCTGCGAGCCGACGACATAGCCGCGCACCGAGTCGACCAGCGTCGACGTCGACACCTGATTCAGATCCAGACCGCACCGGGCGACGATCTCGCCGACGATCTCGCCGACGGTGATCGCCGCGTCGCCTTCGACCAGAAACTCGATGTTCGGCAGGCGATTCCCGAAGTCGGCGAGCTGCAGATCTTCGAAGACGACATAGGCGGTCCCCCGATAGGCAGGGGTCTCGCCGACGCCCCGATAGGACTCGATCGTCGGATCCGGCAGCTGGGTATGGCTGCCGGTGTAGATGCGGAATCCGGCATAGAGGGCGGTCTCGACCTCGAGCTCGCCGTCGACGTCATAGATGAGCTTCGAATTCATCCAGACCTTGAGGATCCGCGAGATCTGCCGGGGCGCCGCAGTCGAGCCCGGGATCGAAGCCTCGCCCAGCGCGACCGCGAACGATGCGCGATAGCTATAGGTCGTCGTCTTCACCGTCGGGCCGCCCTTGCCCCCGCTCTTCGTCTTCGTCGTCGTCTCGAGCAGGCCGGTCGACCAGATCACGTTGCCGGCGAGGCGGTTGGTCGGGCCGAAGATGAGCGGCAGCGGCTTCCCATAGCTCGAGGCGGTGAGGGTGAGATCGGTCAGGCGGGGCCCGACTTCTTTCTGCGGGAAGAGCTGGTTGTCGACCATGCCGCCGATCGCGGATCCGATCATGCCGCCGATCGCCGCGCCCAGAGGGCCGCCGAATGCGCCGCCGATCGCCTGCCCTGCGTAGCCTAGAGCGACCGATGCCATGGGTTAGATCTCCGCGACGCCG